AATTAAATGAAATATTAGATCAAGTAACTGATTATGTCTTTGAGGTATTACAGGCTTCTAATTTTTCACAGGAAGTGCATGAGTCATTTTTAGATATGGCTCTAGGGACAGGAGTCCTCTTAGTAGAAGAGGGAGATGCTGTTAATCCTATTAGGTTTAGAGCAATACCTTTGCCTCAAGTTTGGTTAACATCTGGACACGATGATAGAGTAGACCATGTCTTTAGAAGAAGAGTTATTCGCATGAAAGAAATACAGGTTGCTTACCCAGATGCTGTATTTGGAGACAAAATGATGATGGATTTGAATAAAAATCCAGACAAAGAATGTGAAATTATAGAAGTTGTATACCGAAACTACCACAATACTAAGGAAGAAGAGTACCATTTCTGTGCTATTTCTAAAGAATATGAAGAAAAATTGCACGAAGAAACCTTTAAAGGGAGAGGTTCTAACCCTTATTTAGTCTATAGATGGAGCAAATGTGCTGGAGAAACTTATGGTCGTGGACCATTAATGAATGCTTTACCAGCAATTAAGACAGCAAATCTTACAATTGAAATGATTTTAGAAAATGCACAGATGTCTATATCAGGTATGTATCAGGTAGAAGATGATGGTGTAGTTAACGTAGACAACATAGCTTTGATTCCGGGAACTATTATTCCTAAAGCAGCTGGATCTCAAGGACTAACACCAATCCCACAAGCTGGTAACTTTCAGGTATCTGACTTAGTTTTAAATGACATGAGACAAAATATTAAAAAAGCTTTATACAATGATATGTTGGGAAATCCTAATGTTAAAACTCCTATGTCAGCTACTGAAGTAGCAGAAAGACAAGCTGACTTGTCCAGACAAATAGGATCTGCATTTGGTAGATTGCAGTCTGAATTAGTTAATCCATTGTTAGAAAGAATTGTTTATATATTAAAAAAACAAGGAAGAATTAAATTACCTAAAGTTAATGGCAAAGAAGTTAAGATTGTATCTACTTCTCCATTAGCACAAGCACAACATCAAAGCGATGTAGCTACAGTAGACAGATTTTTAGGCATGATACAGGGCAGAGTAGGTCCAGAACTTACTAATATTTTAATAAAACAGGATGAAGTTGCTAAGTTTGTGGCTAAAAAACTAGGCATTCCAGAGAGTTTAATACGCTCTAAGGAAGAAATGCAACAAGCGGCAATGCAAATGCAACAGATGATGCAACAGCAACAAGCCCAACAACCAAACCAAGAGGAGACACCTCCTCAATAGGAGACACTATGACAGAGAAAAAGCCCGATATGCTTATTGGTTTAGACGGAATAAAACGAAAACCAAAAGATGAGGAGAACTTAAATGCTTTGTTTTACGCCTTGTTCAATACACCCGGTGGTGCTGAAGTTCTTAAACATCTTAAAGCCTTAACACTAGAGGCAGTAGCTGGTCCTGAAATATCAGACCAACACCTACGTCATCTAGAGGGACAAAGATATTTAGTAGGATTAATACAAAGAAGACACAACAAAGGCGCAAGCCAAAATATAATTAAGGAGACTAATAATGAGTGAAGAACAAGCAGTAGAACAACAAGCAGAGCCTGTACAAACACAGACTGATGAGGTTTCACGTGAAACACAATCAACACATATTTCAGCAAGACCAGAACATATACCAGAAAAATTTTGGAATGCTGAAACTGGAGAAACAAATATAGATGATTTAGCTAAGTCTTATAATAATCTTGAAAAGTTTTCTACAGGCAAGAAAGATGAAATGAGAGAATCTTTAATTGCTGAGATAACAGCTGAAGCGGCAGAGGGATTACCTGAAGATGGTAAAGGCTATAAGCTACCTCCATTAGTAGAGGGTTTAACAGAAGAAATGGTAGAAGATAACCCACTAACAGGATGGTGGAGAGAGAAATGTCATTCTATGGGATTAGATCAAGATAATTTTGAAGATGGTATTAATCAATATATTGCTTTTGCACAAGGACAAATGCCAGATACTCAAAAAGAAATAGAAAATCTAGGAGAAAATGCACAAGAAAGGATTGAAGCAGCAAATAACTGGGCTAGTACAGTACTTAATCCAGAACAATTTGAAGTATTGCAAGGAACTTTAGGCATGTCTGCTAAAGGAGTTGAGGTTATTGAGTCTTTAATGGAGGCAACTAAGCAGAATATATCAAGATCCGCTAGCGTTGCACAACCAGAAAGAGAGTTAAGTATGGCTGATGTAAAAGAAATGATGAATGATAAAAGATATTATGATTCAAGACATAGAGATTTGTCCTATGTTAAAAAAGTAGATGATGCTTTTCAAAGATTACAATTATCTGGAAAACTATAAATGCTCTACGTGGAGAAAGGTACTCCAGCTCATGCATTTGAATTAGCTTTTAAGTTAAAGCAGTCTGATAAATATGAGCTAGCAATCATGGGACATGATCCATTAACGGCTCTTACTAATGTATTTAGATACAGTAGAAAGGGAATTAGAACCTATACTGTCTTTGAAAAAGATAATGTATTAGCAATGTTTGGTGTAGTTTCAGAAGCAAAGAATGAAAAGAGAGGAGCTGTTTGGTTCCTTTCTACCGATTTTACTAACAAACAATGGACATATTTTTTAAAAAGGAATAAAAAGTGGACAGAATTTTTTTTATCTGACTATGAATTTGTGGCTAATCTAGTACCTTTAGAGAATAAAAACACAATAAGATGGTTAAAATGGCAAGGTTTTACTTTTGAATCTAGAGAAATACTTGTAAAAGGAGTTAAGTTATTGTATTTTTATAAGAAGATACGTAGTGTATCTAAAGATATACAGCCCGTTTTAGGGGATATCGGTCCAATATGGACAACCGATCTAAGCTAGAAGTGGACAACTGTTAGTTTAACAATTAACAAACTGGAGGCTTAATATGGCTACGCAAATTACTAATGCGTTTATTAAGCAGTTTGAAGCCGAAGTCCACATGGCTTACCAAAGGATGGGTTCTAAACTGCGTAATACTGTGCGCCAATCAAATAATATTACAGGCAACCAAGCAAGATTCCAAAAGGTTGGGAAAGGTGCCGCGTCTACTAAATCTAGACACGGACAAGTCAACACAATGGAAGTTACACACTCAAACGTAGATGTTACATTAGCTGATTACTATGCTGCTGACTATGTCGATGCATTAGATCAACTAAAAACAAACATTGACGAAAGACAAGTGTTGGCTACATCTGCTGCGGCTGCTTTAGGAAGAAAAATGGACTCATTGATTATTGATGTCCTTGACGCTGGATCTAACTCAGCAAACATTGTTCATGGATCAGCTGCTTTAACATTAGCTAAAGCACTAACTGTGTATGAAACGTTTGGTGAAGCTGATGTTCCAGATGATGGACAAAGATACTTCGTTGTGTCTTCTCAAGGCTGGGCTGATTTACTACAAATAGATCAATTCAGTAGAGCAGAATATGTGGGTGAAACAGACTTACCATATGCTGGCGGTATGACTGCTAAGCGTTGGTTAGGTTTCTTATGGTTCAGCCACTCAGGACTGTCTAAATCTAGTACCACTAGAGATTGTCATGCTTACCACTCAAGTGCAGTAGGTTTGGCAACTGGTTCAGATGTAAGAACAGAAATTAACTATGTACCTGAAAAGGTCAGTAACTTGATTACGTCATACTTTAGTGCTGGAGCTGTCATGATTGACAACGATGGCGCAATTGAATGTCAGATCACAGAATAAGGAGGATATCATGGCTTTAGATGCAACAAACTTAAAAAAAGTAGCTGGTGCTGGAGATATGAATCTCTTCTTATACAAAAGTACTGACGCTATTAGTACAATTGTTGGCTCTGGCTATTTTAATAGCTCGACAGACGATCTAAAACAATTCGACACTATCATTTGTATTGGTTCTACTGGTGGAACTGCAACGGTAGATGTTGTAATTGTTAAATCTGCGACTGGAGCAGCGACTGTAACGACAACTAACGGAACATAATGTTTCAGAGAGAGGGGTTTCCAAGTACCCCTCTCTCACCTTAAAATTATGAGTGATAGTAAATTTGACATATGTAGCAAAGCATTGGTTTTAGTAGGAGCCAACACTATCACTGCCTTTACGGAAAACACTACTGAGTCAAAAGTAGCTGGACAGTTATATGAAACTACGCTAGAAACAATGTTGACCAGATGTAGATGGAGATTTTCTTCAACACAGTCTCAGTTATCAAGAAACGCTTCAGAACCTACTGCTAGATTTTCTGCAAAATATGCTGTACCTACTGGAGCATTAATAATACATACAGTTACAGTAAGTGATTCTGTTATTGAATATGACAGATATGAAGATTTTTTATATTGTGATGCTTCTGAAAGCGATGTAGTAGTAGCTGATTATACATATCAACCCTCAGAGGCTAATTTTCCAGCCTATTTTAAACAAGCCCTAGTCTTTGAGCTAGCATCACTATTTGCTGGAGCAATAGCTAGAAATGATAGCTTATCTAATCTCTATCAAAATAGAGCAATACAACAAATAGCAATAGCTAAATCTCAAGATTCACAGGCACAAACATCTAGAAGACTCGATGTTGATAAGTTTAGAACTAGGAGGAACTCAGGAGCTTTAGGAACAATAAAGGCTACTGTTGGCTCATAAATGGGTACACATAGAATACATCAATCCAATTTTAATAAAGGGGAGCTTGATCCTAAGTTAATATCTAGAACAGACTTAGTGTCTTATGGATCTGGTTTGCAAAAATCTAGAAACACAGTACACACAAATCAAGGACCTGTTGAAAGAAGAGGTGGTACTTTTTACCGTGCAGACTTAGGAGCAACTACAAGACTTGAATCTTTTATTTTTAGCGGAGATCAAGAATATTTGTTTGCCTTTCAAAATACTGCATTAAAAATATATTCAACTGCTGGCGTTTTATTACAAACAATAACTTCATGTGCATGGGGAACAGCAGATTTATTTGAGTTAAACTTTACACAACAAGCAGACACAATGATTATTGTTCACAAAGATCATGCACCTACAATGATTACAAGAACAGGAGCAACATCTTTTTCTAAATCTGCATTTACATTTGATGAGAGTGTTAATGGAGAGATGGTTTATCAGCCTTATTTCAAATTTGCTAGCGATACAATTACGCTTGATATTGACTCCGTTACAAAAGGAGATACAAACGTTACATGTACTACATCTGCTGATTATTTTACATCAGACTATGTTGGTACCAGAATACGATATATGGGTGCAGAATTGCTTGTTACAGCCTATACAAACGCTACTACAGTTACAGCAACACTAAAATCTGTTCCAATAGTAGAGTTAGACGAAGATCCATTTGCAACATCAGCTGGTAGTGCAATAGTAGTTGTAACTCATGTAGCTCATGGATTTAGTACAGGAGCTTCTATAACTATTGCTGGAGCAGAATCAATCAATGATGTTGATGGGGCTGGAATTGCTTTTAGTAATCTTAATGGAGATAGAACAATTACTGTAATTGACGATAATCATTATAAATTTACAACAGGTGGTAGTGATTCAGCAACAGAATCAGTAGATGGAGGAGGTGTACGAGTTACTGTATCTGGTCATCCACCCACTAGAAATTGGGATGAACAAGTGTTTTCTGCTGTTAATGGTTTTCCTAGAGCAGTAACGTTTCACGAAAATCGTTTATTTTTTGGAGGAGTAACGTCTTTACCAGATGGTATACAGGGTAGCAAAGTAGGTTCTTTTTTTAATTTTGATGTAGGAGGCGGAGAAGACATTGATTCAGTTCAAGTACAAATTGCTTCTAATGAAATAAACGAAATAAGACATTTAATATCTGGTAAGGTTTTAGAAATATTAACCAATACTTCTGAGTTTTATTTAAAACCACAAGTATCAAAACCAATAACACCAGCAGATATTCAAATTATTAGACAAACAACCATAGGCGCGCAAGAGAAAGCAATGCCTAGAATATTCGATGGAGCTACAATTTACGTACAAACTAATGGAAAAACTGTTAGAGAATATTTGTATAGCTCAAGTTTTGAAGAATTTACTTCTGGAGCTATTAGTCTAGAGTCAAATCATTTAATTGGAACGCCAACAGATACAGCATTTATTAATGGTATTCCAGATAGAACAGAACAATTTTATTTTGTAGTTAATACAGATGGTACGATGGCAGTATATTCTTCTCAAAGAGATCAAAAAATATACGGATGGAACCTTTGGTCAACAGATGGGGTTATAGAATCAGTAGCCTGTACAACGAATTTTGTTTATGTTTCTGTAAAAAGAACCATAAATAGTGCAACTGTTTATTACTTAGAGCAGTTTGCATCAACATCTTTCGATATACCAACAGACATGACCGTAACTAAAACATTGTCTGGGAGCTACCAACCACATGGGTCCCCCTTGACCAACGGAACAACGAGTAGCTCCACCGGTGTAATTGTTGATGGATTTACTAATGCTCCCTCAGTAGGAGAAAAATTTACTTTTGCTGGTAATGCAACAGTATATACTATAAATGCATCATCAGCGACATCAAACTCTGGTGAATACAGCCTAACTCTTAATGCTGCGGTCAGCACATCTAATGATGTGGCTCTTACCTTTACTACTTCTAAAACATGGTCAGGATTAAATGCTACTCCAGATATGAGAGGATTAACGGTACACGGAACATCTGGATCAACAGAGGGTGGAAGCATCAATTACTTTGGCGATGGAACTGTTACAAGCGGAGGTGTTGTAGTTTTAGATAGCCCAACATCAGCTATAGATATTGGTCTTGATTATACTGTTGAGATAAATACTATGCCTGTTGATGGAGTTTTAAGACAATCGTTAGGCGCTGCACCATTAACAAATTTGCCAAGAAAGATAGCAAAAACTATACTTGAATTATCTAGCAGTTATAATATCAAAGTAAATAGTACAGATGTTTTGATAGGAACTGTATCAAACTTAGATACCTCAGCATCTTTAACAGCTTTTACAGGAAAAAAATCAGTATTTTTTTTAGGATATGATGACGAACCTTTTTTAACAATTACTCAATCAGCACCTTTACCTCTTAGGATTTTAGGTATAACAACGGAGATTTATTTTTAATGTGTGATCCAGTAACTTTATCAATAGCGGCAGGCTCGGCAGCGGGTTATGGATCTTTTGTTGTTGGAGCTGGAGCAATAACTACTGGAGCTGCTGTCGGAATAGGCTTAACTGTCGGCATGGGTGTAATGCAGTATTCAGCTGCGCGTAACGCTCAAAAAGCAAAAGACGCTATGTATGACAATCAAGTCAAGAGAGCCAATACAGAATTAGAACAAGAAAATTTAGAAATGTTACAAAATTCAAATGTCATAGGAAGAAAATACCAAAAAGAATTTGTAAAACTAGCATCCAAAATGTCTGGGAAAGGTATAGCTTTAGGTTCTGCTTCTTACAAAGCACAGTTTGAAACACTTGCAGATGATAAAAGAGATGATTTATCTTTAGCTAAACTATCTGGATTAGAAAAAATGGCAGTAACTGAAAGTTATAAACAAGATATATTGACAGAAAAATCAGCTTCAAGACAAGCATACAAAACAAATCAAATTACTAATCTATTTAAAACAGGAAGAGACATAAGTATTCTTGGATCAGAGTTTTCTAGAGCGCCATCAGATGATGGTAACAAGGGTAGTAGTATTAGTAGTACATATGATGCATATCAAGGACCAAAAGTATAATGGCTAAGTTAGTAAATTACGTTGCACAAACAGGCGTTAACAGAGGCACGGGGGCTAGAAATACTGTTGCCATAAAAGAACAAACAGCTAATAAGTTTGGTCAAATGGCTGACATGTTTGCAAACGACACTCTTCAACAGTTAAAAAAAGATGGAGAAAAACTTGGTACAGATACAGCTTTGCAAACAAAATTCATAGACAAAGAGGTTTTAATAACAAATGAAAATGGAGATCAAACTTATATAAATGTTCCTGTCCTACCTAAAACTCCTAACTATTTAGGAAAAACTGCATCAGAAAATTACGACAAAGTTGTATTTAAAAGGTACATAAATGAAATACAAAATGATGTTACTAATATTATTTCAGAAGATTATCATCGTGCAAAAACAAAACAACTGCCGCCAATGGTAGTAGAAAATTTATTAGAAGAAAAAAAAGACTTATATATCAAAAACTTACCACCAAAAGTTGGTGAATTAATATCACAGCATTGGCAAGAAACTTTCCAGAAACAAGGATTAGGTTATTTAGATATTTATGGGGAAAGGATAGATAAAAATAATAAAGAAATATTTACTAATGAATTAGCTAAAGAAAATGTATTTTATAATCAACAAATTTCAGCTGGAAATTTTAATTATAAAGATGACAATTTAATGCTTATCTATGAAACTGGTCTTAATAATAACATTTTAGATAGAGAAAGATATCCAGAGTTATTAAAAGAAAAAAAATTAAAAAGGACAGTTACAAAAGATATTTTTAAAAAATATTATGATTATATTGGACCAACTACAGATGTTTATAATGTAGATGACATTGCAACTAACCAGCAAAAAATTAATAATCTTAAAAAAATAGGAAGTATGTTGAATCCAGATGGACAAACTCCAGCTTCTGTTACTCTTAAAAGCAACAAAGGAGATATTATAGTAACAGCTAAAGACATAAATGAACTTGTACAGGGAAATTTAATCAACGCTTCTGAAACAAAAACATTTATAGAGAAAACTTCATCAACAGTTAAACAGCTAACTGATGCACAAAAAAAACAAATAACTGGACAAGAACAAGTTAATGCAAATGCTTCAAGAACAAAATCTGCTAACGGAATATATATTCAGCCTTTAGAATATAGAATGTCTGTTGCAGATTTAAAAGATTATATGGACACAGATGATGGAAAATCACAAATATTAAATATTGTAAATACAAAAAGAATAGAAAATGGCGAAACTACGTTTAATGAATCAAATCTTTACAAAGATCATGGCGCTTTAAAAATAATACTTGCAGATAATGGAACTTTGCCAGATACAGTTACTGATGTATATGCAGAAAAAGTGCGTTCTTTAAATCCGGAAATATTAACTGAAAGAGATTTTGAATTATTATTATATCCTCTTAGTTTGAACATGGATTCTTTCGATTATGAAATTAATTTTGGTTTTAATAAAAAAAATGCTAAAAGACTAGAAAACATAATGTATGAATATAATAGAGATACAAACAGACCTTTAGCAGAAGTGTTGTTTAGAGTTAAAAACGATGAAAATCTTGATCTAAAAGATAGAAGCAGAAGCATTTTTGAGTCATTGTATGATACAAGTGCTTTTCGAACGCCCGCAGAATTTTCTGAAAGTGTTAGTAAAATAGTAACAAAAGAAATAAATAATCATTTAGATGAAGAGATGTTATCTATAGGAAAATATTATCAAAACGACATAATAAATTTAGTCTATCAAGAAATAGCATCTTCCTCTACTCAAGTTTTAGCAGAACCACAAATAACAAATAAAGTAAAATTAGTATTAGGTAAATATTCTTTTACTAAAAAATTTGGTAGAGATAATGCTACAGTAGGAGCAAACACAATAATACGAAAAGGACAAGATTTTACTAAAGACAGTGTAGCAGCTTTGCCAGCTGGTCTAATATACACAAGAGAGGGAGAATCACTTGATAATTTACAAAAAAATATTTTAAGAATTATATCTACAGAAAGACCAATGAGTCAAAGGAGTAAGGATATATTCGGGAATGTAGCTTCTGATAAATCATTTGATAGAAAATTAGGAATTATACCAACTAATTTTAATTATTTAAAAGATCCAAATTTTGTTAGAAACATTGAAAACTATGACATAGCAAGACCAAGTTATTATGTTGTTGGATACAACGTAAAAACTGAACAATGGGAATTTTTAAGAGACAACAATGATGAATTTTATATTACAAAAGAAGAAGATTTCTTAGAATTTACAGAGGATTAAAATGTCTGACGAAGATAAAAAAATATCACAAATAACAGGTCTTGAAAGATTTGAGCAAGGAAATTTTTTTGACAATCTTAATTCATTAAATACCTTAGACATGGATTATCTTGAAGAAAAAAATGCTAAAGAACAAGGCATATCTTTAGAGGAGTATAAAAAAAATGGCGGGGTAACACCAGAAAGCCAAATGAAAGAAACAGATTTTATTATAAATTCTCTAGAAAATTATTATTTAGATGCACAAGAAAAGATCCCTTTAAATATTACTAATGATCCTTATTTAAAAAATCAAGAATATTATAGCAATTTGGAAAAAATTGTTGCTAACTGGCATCTTTCTATTGGAGGTCAATTTGTTCAAGATTTATATTTATTAAACGATATAGGTATACCAGATAGAAATGCACAGTATGATGAAGACGGAAATGTTTTTAATCCTTATAAACATCCAGTTGGGGTTGATTTAGTTAAAAGAGGTCATGGACAAAAACTTATAGATGAAAGAGTTGTAAATCCTCAACACCTTTTATACCTAAATGCAGATATAACTAAAAACGAAGAGCATTATAAAAGAGCGGCAGAGTCTAATTTGTTACAAATGTTTATTGGAGGAGCGTTTGCTCTTGAAAATTTTATGGGATTTTTTTTAGTAAAACCCGGATTAGCGGTAGCCAATGGTTTAGGAAAAACATTTTCAGGATTTACAAAAGGCAAAAAAGTACAAAAAGTATTGAATTTAAAAATACCTTTGGTTGGAGCAACAGTAGGACAAACAAGCAAAGGATTTGTTTCAGCTGGAACTAATACATCATTAACAGCTTTAGCATTAGAACCTTTGAGATGGGAGTTAGATCCATTAGGAAGTGCTGCTCAGACACCGGGAATATTATTAGGTACATTTTTAGTGGGAGGCACATTTCATTCTGTTGTAATGCCTACTTTAAAAAATGGAGCTAAAAGTGCATTTAATAAAAATTACAGAGATCGTCATTTTGCACCAGAGGGTGGCGAACAAGCAATGCAACAAAAATATATTGGACAAGAATATATTAAAAAAAATAATAATGAAGACTGGGACAATTTTGAATATGAAATAGGCGATGATTTTGTTGGTATAAGAACAGTAGAATATGCAGATACTAATACATTTTTAATTAAAGAAAATGGCGGAATATTAATTACAAAAAAAGTAGACTTGCCAGATAACGAAAAACCAATACTTTATGAAAATAGGAATAATGAATCATATCCAGCTGAGTATATGCCAATTGTTATTAAAGAAGTTAGCGGCAAAGGAAACCAACCAAGACTAGAAATTATAAAAGATGAATTTAATTTAGAGTACTCTTTTAATCAAGGGTTTTGGAAAGATATTGTACCTGAACCTATGCACCCATTAATTAAAAATGCAGATGATTTAGGTAAATGGCATTTAAAAAAAGAATTTTATAGAACAGTTAAATACCCAAAAAAAACAAATGAAACGCCTTTTCAACATATGGAAAGAATAAACACACTTATGGATGAGGATTTTAAATTAAGACAAACAGATGATATAAGAACAGATTATGGAAAACTTCCATTATTATCTGATTACACTAAAGCAATAAATTCTTTTACAGATATAGAAATTGGAACTAGATCGTTTGAGGGCAATCGCAATCTTCAATATAGAATAGGAAAGTCTTTTTCAAGATTACTTGCAGATAATAGAGTACCAACTAAATCTCAAATTTCAGCAGAAACTAATAGTATTTTTTTAAAAAAACGTGCAATTTATGAACCTTTAGATAATAAGTTTATGGATGATTTTGCAAATGATTATAATCAATATTATAACGATAATTATAAAGCTGAATACAGAGATAGATTCCCTCTTGCTAGAGCAGACACTCAAAAACATATTAACCAAGCCTTAGAGTTTGAAAAAAGAAACATCAAAATAGAAGAAAGAGTAAAAAAACTTTCTGATTTAATTACTAATAAACAAAAAGAAAATGATTTTGAAATAACGAGAGATAAAAAATTATATAAAACAGAATATGAAGACGCTATTTTTAGAGCAGTTATAGATGATGAAAAGTTTAATGCATTAGATAATCAAGGAATGATTAATTCTGTTAATCGTGTAAGAAGATATCTTGATAAATTTAAGCAAGACATTGAAGATATTGGAATGTTAGATAATCTTGTAAATTCAGAAAAAATCCAAAGAGGGTTTAATGAAATAATAGATTTTCAAACAAAAATATTAGCAGATCATAACAATGGTGTTAATAAATTAGAACCTAAAGTGTTAAAATACATAACGAAAGCAAGAAACGATTTAATTAGAGAAAGAAACTCTATGGGACTCAAAGATCCCATTGACTTAAAAGAAGCTAAAATTAAAGATGCAGAAAATTTAAATAAAAAATATGAATTAACAAAAGAATACATGCCGAGACGATATGTGGTAGATAACATTGTTTCTAAAAACACAATATGGGAAACAAAAGTACTTTATCCTTTTTATATGGCTAATGAATTGAAGATAAATGTTATAGGTGCAAATGGTAGGCAGATGAAAGGTTTTCTAGTAGAAGAATTAGTACAAAAAAAATTAGATACATTTCCTGTAGAAAAACAAAAAAAACTTATTAATAAAATAATGAAAGAAGCTAGAAAAACAAGTTTAACCATTATTGATGTTAATAGTGTTGTTCCAGATATTGAGGGCGGGTTTGCTGGTTATCATCCTGATTTAATAAATATTAGCAACAGGAATAAAATAAGTCCATTACAAGCAAGAGGAGTACAAATAGCAACACACAACATGATAGATATTCCTTATGGTAGCAAAGGCAAAACTGTTACATTTGTTAGCACAGAAGTTACATCTTCGCTTAGAAATTATAATAATAGAGTTTCTACTGCAATAGAAATGCATCAGAGATTTGGGGATAAAAACGGAAGACTAGAATACCACAGAATACAAAAAGACATTATAAAAGAAATGCTGAAGATGAAAAAAGTAAGTTCAAAATTTATAACTGAATCTAATAAAGTTTTAAGTTCTTGGGAAAATGGAGTCAATAAACAATACGGCACCTATCAGACATTAGATCCAAGATCAGTTACTACAAAACTTGCTAATATAGCAAAAGATATTCTTACACCAGCTAAACTAGCAAATGTAGTATATAGTTCATTAGTTGATTATGCACAACATCATCAGGTTCATAGTTTTGCTAGTTATTTAAAATCAAGCGGAGCATTAAAAAGCCTTGAAAAAACATTAAGTCCAGATGAATTGCGAGTTATGAAAAAAGAGAGTCAATACATTATTGGAATAATAGAAAGATTTGCAAACAATCAGTCTATTGATAGATTTGTAACTACCGATAATTTAACAGGCGTAAGCAAAACTAATTTAGCACCACAAAATTCTAGTGCTGCTCAAAGAGGATTAGCAAAACTTAAAAATTTTGGAGAATCTTCTTTATCAAAAACAGAGTCTGCTATGCAAGATTATAATAGATATTTTTTTCAGATTTTTGGTTTACCTCAATGGACTGCTTATCAAAAAGAATTAGCAAAAGATGTAGTATCACAAAATATTTTTTCATATATGGTTAAGTTAGGAAAAAACAGAATAGATAAAAGTTTTGATGATGTGCCGTTTATGGAACAATATTTAAGAGATATTGGGATTAGTAAAACAGATATTGAATCTGCAATGAGGTTATATGATGCTGGTCTTTTTAACGAAACAGCTGTTGATCCAAAATCTTTTTTATTAAAATTTACTAGCCTAGAACGATTAGCAAAAATAGAAAATGAAACAGGAAGAACAGATGGCAAAGTAACTAATGTTTATTACCCAGCAATACATAAATTTGCTACAAGCGGTATACCAAATGCTGCTAACTTGAGCATGAAAATAAGATTTGCTATTGCAGCTGGTGTTGATAAAACAATATTAGTTCCAAATCATAATACAGAGGGATTGTTTTACGGAGATGCTTTTCATCTTTATAGTGATAAATCAAGAAATATTGCTGCTTCTCCTTTTTTTAAACCAGCTGGAGTTGCAACAGCCGCAGCTTTAGGAATGGCAACAGGTGGACCAGTAGGTAGTGCTATTGGAGCTGGTTTAGCATTAACAACGAAAGTAACTGTAAGAAAAGATCAAGTTATTTTATCGCATGTAATTGCTAAATTGTTTGGTCAATTTTTAGCTTGGACAAGAACAGCATCTAGAGTCCGATTAACAAATGTATTTGCAAATAGAGATGCAAACATTGGTGGGGGTATGTTATTTACTACGCTCTTAGCATCTTTAGGTTTATGGATTAAACAGCCAGAGGCTGTTATGAGGATGATGGAAGATGACGATTGGGAAGAAATAGCTTTGCAAAGTTTTATAGCTGGCGGTTCACTTAGTTCAGGCGCAGATATATTTAACGCTATAGATATGGCAACTGATTATCAATATGGAATAAGAGGATTATTAGACATGCCAAATCCTTATGGTATAGATAGATTTGATACAAACTATTCAAGAAATTTTGGAGCTTTAGCTTCTACTCTTATAGAGGGACACCAAATTTTTAATTATGGAACAGATGAAGATAAAGCTGATTGGCTAACAAGATCAGTATTGCCAGCAAATAATTTCAAAATCCCAAGAATCCCTTATAATGTAGGAAGAAATGTTTATTATCCTGAAGATAAAGGCGGTAGTGCAATAGGAGAAACCTTTAGAGAAAACCTAATTATGCCATTTGTAGAGGATTGAAGATTATAGTAGAGTAAAATTATGACAATAGTTAGTAGTAAAAATACACCGAGAATTGCTTATACAGCAACAGCAAACCAACAAGCGTTTACAATACCGTTTGAGTTCTTTGCAGTAGCTGACGTAAAAGTATACAACGGCACAACATTACTTACTTATGACGCTAATGCAGATGCGGTAAATGAGTATTCGATTACAGGCACAGCTTCTGATAGCGATGAATCATATGAGTTTGGTGCTGGTGGTACAGTTAATATTGGAGCTACCGGTATTTCGGCTGGAGCTATTATCACAATTATTCGAGATATTGCTATAGAAAGAGCATCAGACTTTCCATCATCTGGATCGTTTGACATGAAATCTTTGAACACAGATTTAGATAAAGTTTATGCAAAATTAGCAGACTTAGATCAACATATAGATCGTTCAGTAAAACTTCTGGACACAGACTCAATATCTGCAACAACCAGTTTACCAGCAAAGGCGACCAGAGCATCTAAGGTGATGACCTTTGATAGCGATGGAAATGTAGCAACGACATTCACAGCAGTAGACACCAGCACAGTAGCTGGAATAGCAAGTGATGTTACGACTGTAGCTGGTATTTCCTCAAACGTTACAACCGTTGCCGGCATCTCGTCTAATGTTACATCTGTTGCCGGAGTTTCAGCTAACGTTACAACTGTTGCTGGTATCAGCTCGAATGTAACTACAGTAGCTGGGATATCATCTAACGTCACTAGCGTGGCTGGAATTGCAGCTAATGTAACTACAGTAGCTAATAACATATCTAGTGTTAATAACTTTGAAGCTATTTATAGAATTGGAACATCTGATCCTACATCTTCACTAGATGAGGGAGATTTATTTTATAACTCTACTGATAACAATTTAAAATTTTACAATGGATCTGCATGGACCAGTATTGATACAGGACTTACAGATATTGTAGGAGATGCTAGCCCACAATTAGGCGGCAATCTGGACGTGTTAGCCAGAGAAATTAATACCTCTACAACCAATGGCAATATTATACTTACGCCAAATGGGACAGGTATGCTTGAGGTTAAAGGTAATACTAATGCTGGTACTATACAGCTTAACTGTGAAGATAACTCGCATGGAATAAAAATTAAAGGACCACCACATTCGGCAGCACAATCTTATACATTGACTTTGCCATCAAGCATTACAAATAATTATTATTTAAAAACAGATGGTTCTGGAAACCTATCGTTTGCAGAAGTACCAACAGAAACTAAACCAACAGTAGCTGATGTTAGCCAGACGATTGCACCAGCGAGTGCAACAACCATTAATATTACAGGTACAAATTTTGTAACTGTCCCTATTGTTGAATTTATAAAAACTGATGGATCTATTACTAGACCAAACTCTGTTTCGTTTACTAATGCAACAACGTTATCTGTAAATGTAACGCTTGCAACTGGTGCTTATCATGTACGAATAGAAAATCCAGATGGTAACGCTGGACGTAGTACTAACAATATTATTACTGCAAGTACAGCACCAAGCTTTAGCACATCGGCTGGAAGTCTAGGGAGTGTAGCAGCTGGAGACTCTGTATCTATAGATGTAGATGGATCATCAGATTCAACAGTAGCGTTTAGTGAGACTACAAGCGTACTTACAAGCAATGCTAACACACCAGCGGCAACAATGAATTTATCACTTAACAGCAGTACTGGAGTGATAAGCGGAACAGCTCCATCTCCAACAAGTGAGACAACATATAACTTTACATTACGATTAACAGATGCAGAGAGTCAAACAGTAGATAGGGCATTTAGTATAACAATAAGTGTTGGCATGGCTAACTCAGGACAATTTAACTAATGGCTAATTCATATTTAAGTAAAACACCAAATGCAAGTAACAGAAAAACTTATACAATTAGTTTATGGTTAAAGAGAAGTGCTTTAGGTGTTAGTTCTCCTTATCAAGCACACCCAATATTTACTGCTTACGAAAGTCCTTTTACATCGAGTAGTGGAGAAATACTTTTGCATTTTGATGGTGATGATACTTTGCATTTTAGACAATGGAACGGCAGTTCTCCTTATGTCTTATTATTAATCACGGATAAAAAATTTAAAGATACTACAAGTTGGTATCATATTGTTGCATCTGTAGATACTACACAAGCAACAGACTCAAACCGAATTAAATTATATGCGAATGGAGAATTATTAACTTTAGCAACAGCTGGTTATCCATCACAAGATTACGACACTCGTTTTAATGCTAATGTACAACATACCATAGGCACAGGAACTGATGGCACTCAAAAATTTTTTGATGGACAAATGGCTCACTTCCATTTTGTAGATGGCACAGCTTTAACACCATCAACATTTGGAGAAACAGATAGCACAACAGGTGAATGGAAACCTAAACTTAATCCAAGTGTTACTTATGGAACTAATGGTTTCTTTTTAAAATTTGAAAATAGTGGTGCTTTGGGTACTGATTCATCAGGCAACTCAAATACATATGCAGTTAATGGAGATTTAAAACAATCTATATCAACGCCTAGCAATAACTTTTGCACATTAGATGCTAACCAAGCATACGATAAAACTCATGTAGATTATGCTGGTACAGCGTTTCTAGGAACATCGACAAACGCTAGAGGGTGTGCATCTACTCAAATGGTCAAAAATGGAAAATGGTATTTTGAAGTTAAAGTAGAAACTGATAGAACATCGTCAGATGGAGCTACTATATCTATTGCAAAAAATGGTACTCATGCACAAAGAAGATGGAGAAATGAGACAGCTAGTGCAATCGTAGGTAAAGAAACAGGCTCGAATGGTTGCGAAGGAATTACTTATCAACCTATGACTAGCACACCAAACATTATAGATGATGGTGGTGGTGGCACAGTAAACTATGGCTCTACAGCAAGTGCTAATGACATTATTATGGTAGCAGTAGATTTATCAGCAGCTACTTCTAAAATATGGTTTGGTAAAAACGGCACATGGTTTAATGCCCCTAGTACATCTAGTGCTGGAGATCCAGCTAATGGAAATTATCCCGGATTATCGTTTGCTAAAGGAGATGACTTTTGGGGAATTAATATTACAAGCGTAGTTAATGCAGCAGATAATGCAAACAAATATATGTTCTGTAATTTTGGTGAAGGCAGATTTGGAACAACAGCAGTAGCAAGTGGTAATGCAGATGACAATTCAGTAGGTGTATTTGAATATGATGTACCAGCTGGATTCTATGCAATCTGCACAAGAAATATCAAAGATTATGGATAGGAGAAAATAACATGGCATTTACAACAATAGCAAAACCATCAGTACATTTTGACTGTCCTACATGGACAGGAAGTGATAGCACAACAACAATTACTGGAATGGGTTTTAAACCTGATGCTCTTTGGATTAAAAGATATGATGGTGCTGGAAACCCTGTATTCAACAATTCATCAGATGGTGTTGCTAAGAATTGGTCGCCTGATGGAAACAATACTGTTGATACAACAACTTATGTAGCAAGTTATACCTCAGATGGATTTACTCTGACAGGGAATATAGCAAATACCAATGATGCTAGTAATAAATATGTAGCAGCTTGTTGGAAAGCAAATGGTGGTACTACTGCATCAAATTCTGATGGCAGTATTACTTCAACAATCCAAGCAAACACAACTGCTGGTGTATCAGTATTGCAATGGACTGGCACAGGTGCAAATGGCACGATTGGGCATGGTCTTGGAGTAGCTCCTAAGTTAGTTATTATAAAATCTACTGGTACTGCTGATAGAGGAGAACTGTTAAATATGGGCAAAACTTTTATTACTGACCCTGAAACCGATATGATACAGTTTGCGACAACAGGCACTCTTACAGATGTAGCAGAAGCTTGGAATGACACAGCACCAACATCTAGTGTTATTTCTATAGGCTCATCTGCTCTTGGTAATGCAAGTGGTCAAGCATGTATCGGATATGCTTTTGCAGAAATTCAAGGATTTAGCAAAATTGGATATTATTCAGGCACAGGTAATGCTCAAGGAACTAAAGTTTATTGTGGCTTTAGACCTAAATGGATAATGATTAAAAGCACAACAACAGGAGATAATTTTAATTCTAGAGTATCAGGTTTGACAGGTTATGGATTAGGTGGAGAAAGAACAAGAAATATTAATCTTAATAATAATGAGTCTAATGCAGAGGGTACTATTCAGTTTGAAAGTAATGGATTTAGAATGGCATCAACATCTACTGCAAACAATCAAGAAAATACAAAATATTTATACATGGCTTTTGCTGAAATGCCAATGGTCGGAACTAACGGAACAATAGCACTAGCAACATGAAAGTAACTAACGAACAATTAATGGATAAACTAGAGAAGATGGATCAAAGGATCGTTGCTCTAGAAGAATTTATGCACAGAAGCAAAGGTTCTGTATCTATAATAGCATGGCTAGCTGGACTAGCTGTCGTAGTGGGAGGCTATTTCTATAACAAATGATACCAATGGAACTTATATCAATGCTCGGCTCTACTGTACTAGGTGGTGTTATGTCTATCATGGCACAGAAAGGACAGGCTGAAGCAGAGAAACAAAAGTTATTAATGCAACGTGCTGGGTTTGCAGCTAAACAAACTGACAAAGCCAGAGATGTTAAAGATGCTCACACCAAACATACCAGACGATGGATAGCATTGATGTGTGTATTCTCTATCATTGTTGTACCTATCATCGCACCTATCTTTACTGACGTTAATGTTATCTATCAGGTAATGCAAGAGGTTGACTCTGGCTGGTGGATCTTTGGATCAAGCTATGAAACTTCAGTATGGAAAGAGGGTAACTCAATATTTATAACGAGCCTTCAATCTCATACAATTTTTTCAATCATTGGGTTGTATTTTGGTGGCTCATTAACTAGGAAATAATATGGCTAAGTTATGTGCAAGAGGTAAAGCAGCAGCGATTAGAAAGTTTAAGAAGTACCCATCGGCTTATGCAAACATGTATGCAGCTGGGGTATGTTCTGGAAGAATTAAACCCGGAGGCAAGAAGAGTGGCAAAAAAAGGTCTTAAAGAATGGGTTAAAGAAAAATGGGTAGACATAGGCGCTCCTAAAAAGAATGGCAAGTTTCAACCATGCGGTAGAAAGAAAGGAGATGGTCGTGCTTACCCTAAGTGTGTACCATTAGCTAAGGCTAATGCTATGACATCAGCTCAAAGATCAGCGGCAGTCAGGAGAAAACGTGCAAAGAACAATTCAACAAAAGGTAAACCAAGTTATGCGAGGACTTAATATGAAAAAGAAAACTAAAAAGAAACCAGTAAAAAAATATCCGGGATATTAATATGCTAACAGCAAAACAGAAGTCTATATTATTAAAACATAAGAAGCATCATTCTTCTAAACATATGAGTCTTATGAAAAAACTTATGAATGATGGTAAGTCTTTTACAGTTGCACATAAAATAGCACAGAAAGAAGTAGGAAAATAATGGTAGCTAAAAAATATCAAAATCCAGATGGTGGTTTAAATGCAGCGGGTAGAGCATACTTTAAACGTAAAGATGGATCTAATCTTAAAGCTCCTGTTACAGGTAAAGCACCTAAAGGATCTAAGGCAGCAGCAAGACGTAGAAGTTTTTGTGCTAGAATGTCAGGTATGAAAGGACCAATGAAAGATAGTAAAGGAAGACCAACAAGAAAAGCCTTAGCATTAAGGAAATGGAAATGTCGCAAGTCGTAGCCAAACAATGCTTATGGGTAATGCTGGTTCTAATATTAGTCTATGGTATAGCTGATGCCATAGGAGATGTTACTTCATCTGGCTCAACCACGAATACCCAGTCCAACAACGCTGGTTCAAACACAGCAATCACAGGCGGATATGAGTCAGCAACCACATATCAGTCAGGCTCATCTTCCAATAGTACTACAAACAATGAGACCAACAATAGCACCAACCAGAAAACAGCCGTAAACAGCGCCTCAGCGCCCTCTATGAGCGTATATGGACAGGACTCTTGTGTCATACCATTGGCATCTGGGGTTACAATCATAGGATTTAGTGGTTCATTTGGCACATACGTGACGGACAAATCGTGTGAACGTAGAAAATCTATAGCTGTATTAGCTAAACTTGGCATGAAAGTGGCGGCAATTAGTCTTGCCTGTCAAGATGAAAACATCTGGCAAGCAATGATGGATGCGGGTACACCATGCCCTATAGATGGATTGATTGGAGATAAAGCTAAAGCTAGATGGATGCAGAAACGTAAAGAAACATTAAGGAATACTACGGCTAAACCTAGTATGACATGGAATGATTAGAATAATTTTAATTAGTTTTATGTTATCTAGTTGTGCTACACATTCAGTAACACTAGGACCAATGACTGTATATGGAAGTAATGAACAATCTATACCAGAACCAACAAGAGAATAAGTATGTATGTATTTA